ACGGCGAAACAATTACAACTGACATTGTAGATTCAAATGGTGTTCTGATACAATTAGAGGCAGACACATTTTCAATTCTTACAAAAATAAATGTAATTGAAGGTGGTGCAAATTATAATGTTGGTGACCCAGTAACCGTTGTTGGTGGTGGCGCTACAACTCCTGCAACTGCTGAAGTTGAATCTATTACTGATGGTTTTACTGACCGATTCATAATTAACTACGGCGGTGCAGGCTTTAAAACTGCATCTATCATTTCTTCTGACGCAAGTTTATTACCTGGTGTAATCACTGGTGCTGTTGATGCAGTAAACACAAGTCACTATACTGCAAATACTTACAATGTTTTAGGTATTGATATTATTCAACCATATGAAAATGTCACTATCGATGCAATAGACTATGGTTTTCCTGCTGCACCAACAGAAAATGCAAACACAAGAATTGTCGATGCACTTACAAATCTATTGGTGACTGATTTGGGACCAATGACAAACGCTATTGTTCTTTTCTCTAATGTATCAGTAAATACAACATCGTTAGATTCTGAAGGCGCAAAATATCTTTCCGGCAATACATTCTTCGATATCAAAGATTTTAAGTCTGTTGGAAGAATAGATGTTTACTCTGGTGGTACTGGTTATGCAATTGGTGATGAAATTATTTTTGGTCCTGATCCGAGTGGTACTGGCGCAGCAGCTGCGGTAAAAACAGTTGATGGTTCTGGCGCAGTATTAACGATTGAAATACAACCACCAAGAATTACTGGTACTGCAAATGTTCTGAACAATACAGTAGAAATTATTGGTACTGGAACAGACTTTACAAATGAATTACAAGTTGGTGATAAAATTGTTATTCGTAGCCAAGAAAGATTTGTCAATGCGATTACTTCATCAACTACTGCAAATGTAAATGTGGCATTTTCTTGGACAGATGGAACAACATATGCAAATAACTATAGAATTGGTTCATTTGCCAGAGGTCTTGTAGGCGGAACAAACTATACTCAAAATGTATTCCCAACAGTTACAGTTTCTACTGACTCTGGTGGTTCTGCCGCAAACATTGCAATCACTTCATTGATGGGCGATGGTGAATCATTAGAAGCAATTGCAGACCAGATTGCAGGTGCTATCACATCGATTCGTCTGTTGACTGGTGGTGTTGGTTATCAATACATTCCAGAAGTCGACCTCACGAACTATGGTGATGGCAGAGCTGTTGCAAACGCTACTTTGGGTGGTGTCTATACTACCTTACCAGGTCGTTGGACAACATCTGATTCTATTATTTCTAACTCTGAGAGAAAACTGCAAGGTGCAAATTACTATGTTGACTATGCCTATGTAACATCTTCGTTGACACAATTTGCAAGATACAAACAAGTTCTCAGAGAACTCATGCACCCAGCTGGTTTTGTAAATTACGCAGATTTGAACAAACAATCGTCTGCAAACACCTCTGTTACCGTTCAGGATGGAATCTCAAATACGATTTCTGGTACAGTCGATGTTTCTTCTGGTTCTACTTTTATTCTCGGAACTGGTACAAGATTCGTTCTTGCAAACAATCGAGGTATTCTCACGGTTGGTTCAAATGTTGCGGTCAATGGTGAAATACGAACAATTGACACAATCATTAGTAACACAAATGTTTCGGTCACTTCTGCATTTACTTACTCTGCAAACGACCAGACACTCATTATACTGACATAAATAATACTTATGGCTACATCTATTAATACAAGAAAACTTAGTTATAATTCTGCAAAACTTTGGCGAGATGCGCTTCTAAATGCCTCGACAAATGCCTGTCCAGTTTTGTATGTGACGATTGGTAACAATGTGCCGTATGCCAATGAGGCATCGCCAGATTCAATTGTTGACACAATCAATACAGAAAAAGAAGCATGGGACAACATCTTTGCAGGTAAAAGAGCCACAGGCAACGATGTTCAATTGGTTGTTCCAAGAGTTAACTGGACTGCCAACACCAAATACAGACAATACGATGATACTTCTGACATCATCGACCTTGTTACTGCAAATACAGAATTAAATCTAAAACCGATGTATGTCATTACATCGGCACGAAATGTCTACAAATGTCTTTCAAATTCTGCTGGTGCCAACTCAACTGTTGAACCGACAGGTGACTATACAACTTCAAATGGTAACATTGCAACTGCTGACGGTTTTGTTTGGAAGTATATGTTCAATGTTCAACCGTCAAACAAATTCTTAGACGATTCTTGGATTCCAACACCAACTTCTACAACTGCACTTGACTACGGTGTAAGTGATACTGGTGTTGTGATTGGAGAATTGACAACAATCATAATGACTGCCAATGGCACAAATTATCGTGAGGCATCAAATATTCGTGTAGATGGTTTTGTTTCGGGTCAATCTACAATCCGTCTTTCAAATACTGCAAACACTCTTGCAATTTTCAGTATTCCTACTCTTGCAAATCTTTCCAACATGGCCATTTCTGGTACTGGAATTGCAACAGATTCTTACATCACAGACATTGCAATTGCGAATGGTTTGATTACTCTTTCTTCGGCAACAAATGCGGCTGGTGGAAACGCAAATAACATTACAATTTCTACCCGTGTTTATATTGATGGTGATGGTGTTGGTGCGGTTGCAAATGCTGTTCTTTCGAACACCAGTATTGATGTGACGGCTGCAAACGCCAATATTGCAAGAGTAAATGTGACAACGATTGGTACTGGATATACCCGTGCCAATGCATTCATTTATGGTTCTGGTACTGGTGCAAACACCCGTGTCACAATTGGTCCTAAGTTTGGTCATGCATTTAATCCAGCAGAAGAATTATACTCAAATAGTGTTTTAGTTGTTGTGAGATTTGGTGAATTAGATTCTACTGAGAATGGACTTATTTCTGTTGATACTTCGTTCAGGCAGATAGGACTTCTTCAGAATCCGTATAAATATGATGCAAATAGTAGAGTTGAGGTTTCAAATGCCAATACAGTCATTTCTCAAACGACTGATTTAAGTATTGTGGCAGGAACAGATTATACTCTCAATGAATATGTTTATCAAGGTTCTTCTGCAAACAATTCCTCTGCATATGGATATCTGTATGCTCAAACATCAAATGAAGCTCGTCTAACAAGAGTGACAGGCACATTTGAGACAGGTTTGCCACTCATTGGAGCATCTTCTGGTGTTTCTAGAACCGTTACCGGCATTGCAAATCCAGAGTTGAAACCATACTCTGGAGACATGTTATACATAGAGAATGCAGTTAAAACTGACCGTGCTGATGGTCAGGCAGAAAATATTAAACTGACAGTAAGTTTTTAAGGCTGAATAAATGGCACTTGATACAAATTTTAATGTAAATCCATACTATGACGATTACGATGCGGATAAAAAATTCCTCCGCATGCTTTTCAAACCAGGTTATGCTGTTCAGGCTCGTGAGTTAACACAACTTCAAACAATTCTTCAAAAGCAAGTTGAGCGTTTTGGTGACCATATTTTCAAAGATGGTTCTGTTGTCACTGGTGGTGAAACAGTTTATCAAAATACAACTTTCATTAATGTGTCTTCTTCTTATGCTGGCACGGCAGTAAACATCAATAGTTTTGTTGGTCAGACAATTGTTGACAACATTCAAAATCCTACCAAGAAAGCACAAGTTCTTAAAGTATACAATGAAGATGCTGGTACAGGTGAACCAAAAACTCTGATTGTTGCACCACTCTTTGGTACATTTACTGGTAGTGAAACAATCCTTACTTTCAGTTCTGCACCAGTTTTTGCTAACACAACATCTATAGGCACAAATCAAGTATTCTCAGTAAACGATGGCGTTTACTATTACGATGGTTTCTTTGTTGATGTTGATGCACAAACTGTTGCAATCTCAAAATATAATCAAGCAGGTAATGCAAGAATTGGTTTTGAAATCACAGAATCAATCGTCACTTCAGCAACAGACACATCACTTTTAGACCCAGCACAAAATGCTTCTAACTATCAGGCACCTGGTGCTGACCGTTACAAAGTGCAGATGGTTCTTGCAAATCGTTCATTAGATTCAACTGACGATACACAATTCATCGAACTTGCTCGTTTTGAAAATGGTAATCTAACTAAGTTTGTTCAGTATCCTCTCTATTCAGTTTTAGAAGATACTCTTGCTCGTAGAACATATGACGAATCTGGTAACTATACTGTTCGCCCATTCAAAATTGCTTTAGAAACAAATGCATCTAATACTGCAAACTTAGATGTCATTCTTTCGCCTGGTAAAGCCTATGTTTATGGTTATGAGTTTGAGACAATTTCTCCAACTACATTGACCTTTGATAAACCAAGAGAAACCGATAGTGTTGCAAACAGAAGATTGACGGCTGATTACGGTTACTATGTCTTTGCAAATACGCCGCACGGTTCTTTCCCAATCAACAGTTTACAAACAGTAGATTTGCATTGCGTTGCAAATGCATCTATCAATACAACATCTTCTGGCACAGTTTCAAATACAAAAATTGGTACTGCAAGAGTCAAATCAATTTCATATGATTCTGCGGCTGACTCTGCCAACTCTGCATCTTACGAATACAAACTTTTCTTGTTTGATGTAAATGTTGGTTCAATCAATGGTGGAAATACAAATGCAAGTATTTCTGCTGCAAATACAACTTATGTTCAACTTGCAAATACACTTAATGGTGTAAATCTTTATTCGACAGTTGACAATGCCTATCGTGGCGCAAAACTTCGCATTTCTGCTGGCCCAGGTGTTGGTGAGTTGCCGAGAACAATTACAAATTATAACGGAACAACTCAGACTGTTCAAATTGATGTTCCATTTACTGCCAATGTAAACCAAGGTACTTCTACTTGGGCAATTGACTTTGAATTCAATGACGCAAAAGCTGTCATCGTTTCAACGGGCACATCAATCACTTCTGCGATGAACATTGATGAAAGGTCTAAAGATGACGCTTCTGTTTTTGATGACACTTTCATTACTGACACAAGTACCGAACTATTAGTATTTCCTCTTGGTGATGATTTTATTGCCAACGGTTCTATCTCTGATGTTTCATATTCTTATCGTAGACTTTATGAATCTCAGGCATTTTCTACATCACAATCACCTGCACTTACTGTAGGTACTGGTGAATCTATTGCCTCTGCAACATCGACATCAGCTCGAGCAGAAAACTATCAAATCGTTGTTACATCACAAGGCACTGGTGCTTATGCTGTAGGACAAACTGTTCCTGCAACTGCAATTACAAGTGTTGATACCGTTGCTCGTAAGATTACAATTACAAATGCAAATAACATGACTGCTAACATCATTGCAACAATTGATGTGAGCAATCCGACACAAAAGAATAAGACATACATTGCAGGTAATAACACAGTTCAAATCTCTGGCGGTATTGACTTATTTTCTAACGGTGCGATTACTCTGTATGGTTCGCAAGGTCAAATTCAAATTGCAGCCAATACGGTTGTAAAAACACCGGATACACCACAATCCCTGTATACATCTGATGTTGTAAATCTGATTTCTGTTTTAGATTTCAACGGCAATGCAATTACTGCTGCTGAGACAGGTGCAATCAATGTTACATCTCGGTATGCTCTTGTAAATGGTCAAAAAGATTCTTACTATGACCACGCATACATCACATTGTTACCTGGTGTTGCTGCACCAGTTGGTCCTCTCGTTGTCAAATTCAATCAATTTGTTTCTTCTGGTCCCGGTTTCTTCACCGTAGATTCTTATACTGGTGGTGGTTATGCCTACGAAAACATTCCTGCATACAATTCACCAAACGGAACAAAGTATGAATTGCGTGACAGTTTAGACTTTAGACCAGTTCGTGCAAATGCTACTGTTGCAACTGCCAGTTCAATTGTGTTTGATGTTGATTCTACAACAACTGGACCTAAGATACCAGAAAATGGTTCGGATATTATTCTTGACTTTGAATACCATTTGGCAAGAAATGATAAAATTGTTCTGAATAAAAACAGAACATTTGAGGTCATTCAGGGTGATTCATCTTTAACTCCTGTTGATCCAAAAGATAAAGATAACGCAATGACACTTTATGTTTTGCGTCATCAACCTTATTTGTTAAACACTTCAAATACTACAGTTCAGTATATCAATAATAGACGATATACTATGAGAGACATTGGAAAAATTGAAAGACGAGTTGAAAACTTAGAATATTATACCTCTCTTTCATTGTTAGAACAAGAAACTCTCAGCAAACAAGACTTAACAATTCTTGATTCTTCCAATTTGGCAAGATTTAAGAATGGCATCATTGTAGATTCCTTTAGAGGACATTCTATTGCGGATGTTTCAAAAAATGAGTATCGTGCATCTATTGATCCAAATAGATTGGAAATGAGACCTACATTTAATGTTTCGGCTCATTCGATGACATTTGATTCTGCCAATTCATCCGGCTACACACAAAACGGGGCTTTCATTACAGTTTCTACAAATGTGATACCTTTTGTTACGCAGAATCTTGCTTCTAAAGTTGTCAATGTTAATCCATTTAACTTGGTCAACTATCTTGGTAAAATCGAATTAAATCCAAAGTCAGATATATGGGTTGATACTAGTCGAAATCCAGATGTTCTTGTGAATATTGGTGGCGATAAAGACGCATGGGATTTAATTATTGGAGATAGAACGCCATTTAGTTACGAGTGGGGTGATTGGCAAACATATAATGTTGGTGTTTCTGTCGAACAGGCTCAATGGGTTGGTGGTCCTCCTTGGGGTGCTGGTAATCAAAACTTACCTCAACTTTTTGCTAATGACAGAGTTATTACGACAACAAGACAGGCAAGAACTGGTGTTGCTACAACTGTTGCACCTGAAACAATCACACAAAGAATTGGTGACCGTGTTGTAGACATTTCAATTATACCATACATGAGAAGTGTTGGGGTGTTGTTTACGGCTTCTGATTTCAAACCATCTACAACTTTATTCCCATTCTTTGATTCTACATTAGTCGAAACATATACGGCTCGTGCAAATAAATTTAGATTGACAAACAACAATCTTCGTTATCAGACAACAACTGGTAACTATGAAACTGTAAGTGTCATTGATAATGCGACAAGTACCACGAACGGTACTGCCATCATTGTTAAGACATCAAACACAGAAGCATTTGTTGTAAATATTGACCCATCAACTTCGTTCAATATTGCAAATGCCAATCTCGTTGGTTCTTCAACTGGCACATCTGTTCGCATTAATGGTTACGACCATTACTCTGGTAATGCTAATGCTGCTACAGTAAGTTCTATCACACTTAGAATCGATGCTTCTGGTTCTAGTAATGAAACTTTCTATGCAAATACTGCAAACAGTAACACAATTTTTATTGTTGCTGGTACTGGTGCTGGCCAAGAACGCACGATGAATTCTTATAACTCTGTTACAAGAACTGCAAATGTGAGTGTTAACTGGTCTACAACTCCAGATACGACTTCTATTTACTCTATTGGTCGACCAACAACTACACAAGCTGGCGACATCGCTGGTGTGTTTACAATTCCTGCATCTACATTCCGTATTGGTGAAAAACGATTTAGATTAATTGACAATAGTGTAAACGATGTTGGTTCATCTTCTACAAATGGTGACGCTTCGTTCTTTGCACAAGGTCTTTTACAGACAGTTGAAGATACAATTGTGTCGGCAACAGTACCAACAATTCAACGAGTTACTGTTAATGATGAAAGAGTCTTTACGACTGTGACGGATGGACAGAGAAGACACATTGGTTGGGTTGACCCACTTGCACAAACATTCCTTATTGCATCTGATGCTTATCCAAATGGATTGTTTATTAATCGTGTGAGATTCTGTTTCAAAACAAAAGACGATACAGTTCCAGTCACACTACAAATTCGCCCTGTTGTCAATGGTTATCCATCATATGCGGTAATCTATCCGTTTGCAACAGTTACAATGACACCAGATAAAGTCAACATTACTGATGCACCAGACTTAGATGATCCAAACAAATATACTGACTTTGTTTTTGACACACCAATTTACATGCAACCTGGTGAACATTCATTTGTTCTTCTTGCAAACTCTAACAAGTATGAAGTATTCGTTGCAGAAGTTGGTGCATTAGATATCGTTACTGGTCGTCAAATTTCTTCGCAACCATATCAAGGCTCTCTGTTTTTATCACAGAACGGTTCTACATGGGAACCAGACCAACAGTCTGATATGACATTTAGAATGTTTAGAAATCAGTTCTCATTGACACCTGCAATTGCTCAATTCAAATTAGATGCGCCTTCGGCAAATACTCCAGTCGATTTAATTAATTTGAATTCTGGTGATATGGTAATTGCTGACACATCATTATTGTATCGATTTAATTCTACCACAGATTCTACTGGTTCTTCAACTGGTCTGATACCATTTACACCATTAGAAGACTATGACATGAATGATGGTTTTGGTCGCAGAGTTCTTGTTGCCAATTCAAATAGTTCGTTTACTGTTCAGGCTACAATGGCAACAAATGACCCGGCTGTTTCGCCAGTCATTGACACAACAAGATTTGGCTTTGTTGCAGTTGAAAACATCATTAATAATCTGCCATTGCAGAACACAGGATTCATCATCACAAATGGTGGTAGTGGTTATGCTAACTCTGCTGATGTAACTGTCACGATTTCTGGTGGTAATGGTTCTGGCGCAACTGCAACTGCAAATGTGAACGGTTCTGGTATCATTGATGCCGTCACACTCACAAATGCTGGTTCTGGTTACACAACATCGCCAACAATTACACTCACTCCAGGTTCAGGCGGTGGTTCTGGTGCAGTCGTAACCTACAATGGTGAAGACAAGAAATCTGGTGGTAACTCAGAAGTTCGTTACATTACTCGCCGAGTTACACTTGCAGACGGATTTGATTCTGGTGACTTACGAGTTTATGTGACTGCCTACAAACCAAGTGGTAGTGAAATCTATGTTTACTACAAATTACTGTCTACATCTGATACTGATGATTTTGATGATAAAGAGTATCAGTTAATGACACAGTTAGATAACAATAACTTTGTTTCATTGAATGCAACTGACTATCGTGAATTGACCTTTGCGCCAGGTATAAATGCAACTGCCAACAATCAAGTATCTTACACTTCTGGCACAACATCTTATCGTAACTTTAGAACATTTGCAATTAAGATAGTTTTGGCTGGCACTTCTACTGTTGATGTACCAAGAGTGCAAGATTTCCGTGCCATTGCTCTACCTGAGGGAACAGTATGAGTATCGTAGCAATTAAAGACCATCAAAAACTGGTTCGGGATACTGGTTCTAAAGCAGTTCTAAATACAGACAAGGCTGGTCTACAAGAATATTATGCAAAAAGAGAAGTTCTGAAAAAAGAACAACAAGAAAAAATAGAAACAAAAGAACGCTTAGCCAAGATAGAATCAGAGATGCAAGACATTAAGAATTTACTTATTGAAATTGCCGAACTTCGGAAATCATAATGGCAAATACAATCAATAATTTAACCACCTCTAATACCTTCTTACAATGGTTGACTGGTACACAATCAGTCATTTCGTCTTTGAATTCTCTGAGAGAAGGTGGCGTATCTAACACTTATGTTGTAAACACTAGCATTGAAATTGCAGGTGATTTACTTGTAACTGGTAATCTTACACTTGATTCAATCGGCTTCAATGACTTAAATGTTGCTGGCAATACTGTAATCAATGGCACTCTGACTGTTGGTGGAAACACATCGCTCGATAATGCCTATGTGACATATGGTAACTTTGAAACATCCAATGTCACAATCATGGTCGGTGATGCGAATACCGCCGTCTATGCAAACATTACGGCAGTATCAGGATTTGCTTCTGCGGCAGGTTCATATGCCAACTCTGCATTCATTCATGCTAATTCAGCATATGAATCACAAAATACAACTGGTGTTTATGCGAATTCTTCATTCATTCATGCAAATAGTGCTTTTAATGCGGCGAATACCGCTGCATCTGATTCATTAGCGTTCGCTATCGCACTAGGATAATATAAATAGAGTATCTAAGGAAAATTTTAAATGGCCAATACCTTTAAATCGAATGTTGCAGTCAACATTGAAACGACAGGAAATACTGTCTATACATGCCCAGCTGCAACACAAACTACACTTATTGGTTTGACGATTGCAAATAAATCGAATGGTACCGTAACTGCGAATGCTTATCTTCGTAGGTCTTCGGTAGATTATGCGATTATTGCGAATGCACCAATTCTGAATGGTTCGACTCTTGTTCCAATTGGGGGTGACCAGAAAGTTGTTTTGCAAGATGCTGACGAATTGAAAGTTACTGTTTCTTCGAATAATGCAGTCGATGTCATTGCAAGTTTATTGGAGATTTCTTAATAAATGGCATACCTTGGTTTAGTCGCACCAATTTACGACCCAACAAGAGCACCAGTACCTCAGTTAGATGCTGAGCGTTTTAATGGTAATAATGTTACCGTTGCATTCACTCTTACACGGCAAGTAAACTCACCAACAGACATTGATGTAATTGTTGAAAATGTTCGTCAAGAACCAACTACTGCATACAATATTGAAGGTTACACTTTAACATTTACAGAAGCCCCACCATCTGGCACAAATAATATCTATGTCATTTATCGTGGTGGTGCAACAAATTCTTACGCATATGTACCAGATGGTTCGATTACATATGCAAAATTGGCACAAAACATTCGCCAATTTACAGTAGATACATATACAGCAAACGGTTCAGGTCAGACATTTGTTCTTACTGAAACACCTGCATCTGCAAACACTCTTGTAGTTTCGATTGATGGTGTTGTTCAAATTGCACCAGACAACTATAGTGTTTCTGGTACAACTTTAATCTTTACTTCTGCACCATCCAACGGTTCAAATGTTGCTGTCAAACATCTTGGTTTTAGAACGACCGCAACAGTTACAGAAGTTCCTGCTGATTCTATTACAACAAATGAATTAGCAGATAATGCTGTAACTACTCCAAAAATTGCTGACGATGCTGTTACTGCTGCAAAACTTGCTGATACTGCTGTTACACCAGGAACATATGGTGGCGAAGAACAGATTCCAGTTGTTGTAGTTGACCAACAAGGTCGTCTAACATCTGCTGCAAATGTTTCAGTTTCAGCACCTTTACCAAATATTTTAATGTTATCAGGAATGTAAACAAAAATGGCACAAACATATAAACGACTAGGCGCAATTAACCCATCTGCTAATACGCAGACCAATGTGTATGTTGTGCCGGCTGCGACAGAAGCAGTTATCTCTACAATTACAATTTGCAACCAGGCAGCAACAAACGCATCGTATAGTTTAATCGTAATGCCGGCAAGTACCTTTGCTTCTCCTGCGGGTGCTGCACACTTTGTAATACGAGGTGCAACTGTTCCTGCAGCAGACACAATTATTCTTACTGTTGGTTTGACTGCAAATGCTGGTACAGTCATTGCAGCTAATACCAATTCTCCTAATGTTTCATTTAGTGCATTTGGTTCGGAGATTTCTTAATGACTATTCGTAGAGCAACCGGTTTAACTGGTGGTCAATTTACAGGTGAAAGTGTAAGACCACAAGGATATCAATTTCCTGTTGGATTATCAAGTATAACTGCAAATGTTGTTCCTAATACAACATTTTCTCCATCGCCAGCTGTTACTGTATCTGGGGATGGAACAAACACTTCGTATACATTTACAAGCTCTGGAACATTAACAGCTGGATTTACTGGTGAAGTTGAAGTTTTAGTTGTTGCTGGAGGAGGTTCTGCTGGCAAAAGCCAATGTAACTCTTGGTCTGGCGGTGGTGGTGGTGGTGGGTTAGTTTATCATTCTGCATATTCAGTTGCAAATGGAACATCATATACCGCCACAATAGGAAGTGGAGGAATAAATCCAGGAAGTGTTGGTAGAGGCTCGGATGGAAATCCAAGTTCTATTGCTGGGCCAGGTTCTCCTACGATTACAGCTCTTGCTGGAGGCGCCGGTGCAGGATTTAATAGCGGACCAACACCAAACCCAGGAGCTATTGGTAGTCCTGGAGGTTCAGGTGGTGGTGGAACCGCAGGATGGGGATTCACATCACCAGGAAGTAGTTCAACCCAATCTCCTTCTGGTGGCGGAACTGGATATGGTTTTGGTGGTGGGGGAATTGATAATGGTGGTTCCCCACACTATGGCGGCGCTGGAGGCGGAGGTGCTGGAAGTGCTGGCGATGACGCTAGTGGATCCTCAGCTTACGGAGGTGCTGGAGGTTTAGGATTGACCTATTCTATTTCTGGTTCTGCCGTTGGATATGCCGGGGGTGGTGGTGGAGGAGGTACAAATATGAATCCCCCAAATGGAAATCCAATTAATAGAGGCGTTCCTTTTGGTGCCGGTCAGTCAAATCCACCTGGCACTGCTGACAATGCAACTGCTAACCGTGGCGGCGGAGGTGCCGGCGCAATCTGCAACAACAATGGTAGCAATGGAGGTTCTGGTGTAGTCATTATAAAAACAGTTAATATAGCTTTTATTGGATATCGAGTAAACTAATATGACAAACTGGGCAAAAATAAATGAAAATAATATCGTCACACATGTAATTGTAGCTGACGAAGATTTTATTAATTCTGGTGCTGTTGGCAGTTCAACTGATTGGGTGGAATGTATCAATAATGTTTCATCGATTGGATGGTCATATACAGAACAAGAACAAAAATTTTATCCTCCAAAAGAATATGATAGTTGGATTTGGAATGAAGAATATACCAGATGGGAACCTCCTATTCCTTATCCAGACCCAAATTTAGAATTAGGTAACGGCGCATATTCTTGGAATGAAGAAGATGGTAATTGGGAAAGAATGGTAGATTGAGAATATTTGCAACTGAAGAAAAAAGAGAACAACGAATAGAAATTTGCAAACCATGTGAACACAGAAAAACTCCTAGTGAAGAAAAACTAGGTAAATGCAATCTGTGTCATTGTTTTATAATTGCAAAAACAAAATTAGAAATGGCCAAATGTCCTATTGACAAATGGTAGACGAATAAATACAATATCATCATTACTTGATTGAAAGGAAATAAAAAATGGATGTAAAAGAAGTCGCTAAAAATTTTACTGGTCAATCTGGAATGCCTTATGGAATTGATACTGCAATTAAGGCACTCAGACCAGGTGCAAAGTTTCAGATGCAAGCAGGAAATGGAGAGTTTTCGTTTCCTCAATGGTGGGATCCAAATGGTTTGCCAGCTCCTTCCAAAGATGAGATTATGAAAGAGTTTGAGTTTCAGAAGGCAACCGCAGAATATTATCAGTATGCGTATGACAGATGTGCAAATTATCCTGATGGATTTGAGCAACTAGATATGTTATGGCATGCTGTAAAGAATGGTGTAGATTTAAAAGATTCAGAATGGTTTAAGGCGATTGATGAAGTAAAAGAAAAGTTTCCTAAACCTGAAGGACAACCTCCAGTTAAAGAGTAATAGATGGCAATTCAAAGAATAACTTCCGGTATTATCGCAGACGGTGCAATTGTAGCAACCGATATTGCTGATGGTATTGTAACAAATGATAAGTTAGCAGGTTCAATTACCTCTGACAAAATTACATCGGTAAGTAATACAGCAATCTCAGGTTTAATACAGGCAGCACAAATTGGTTCTGCAAATGCTTCAGTAATCAATGCAGGAACATTGGCTAAAGCAAGATTGCCAACCGGTAGTGTTTTGCAGGTAGTTTACGCACAAGCAAACACAACAGTCTCAACAACATCTACTTCATATGTAGACACGGGATTTTCTGCGTCAATTACACCAACTTCTGCAACTAGTAAAATTTTAATATTTGGAAGCGCAATTATTCGTGTTGGTACTGGAAGCAATAATTATCAACACACAATTTTTAGAAACGGTACGACCGATTTAGCGCCATCTGCCACTCGTGGATTTATACAATGCCGTGATGCTAGTAACAACCAATCGGATTATACCCCAGCATTTGCACACTTAGATTCTCCAGCAACAACTAGCGCAATAACTTATAACTGGTATCACAAAAGTGAGGGCGGTGTGTCGGTTTCGTTTTCGATTGATAACTCCTTCGCACAACTTACTCTAATGGAAATTGCGGCATGATTAATCAGATAACAAAAGCAGACGCTCTTATTTCCCTGCGCCCTGGTGCTGAGTGGTCTTTGCGTGGTGATAACCTCGAATGGTTAGACCAAAATCAGACGCAACCAACTGATGCTGAAATTACCGCAGAAATTGCTCGCCTAGAAGCAGAATACGAAGCCAAATCTTATGCTCGTTCCCGTGCCGCTGAGTATCCATCACTACAAGAGCAACTCGATATGCAATACTGGGATGCCATCAATGGTACAACAAACTGGGCAGATGCAATTGCAGCAATCAAAACTAAGTATCCTAAACCAGAATAAATAAACTAATGAATTTACAAGAAGCATTAGAACAACATAAACCATTTTTAAATAATAAGTATACAAAATGGTACTTGTCTATTGTTTCAAAAGAATGTGATGATAGTTATGTTGAGAGACATCATATTTTACCTAGATGTTTATTTCCACAATATGCAAAAAGTGAATGGAATATTGTTAAATTGAGTGCAAGAAAACATTATATTGTTCATGTTTTACTTTATAGAATGTTTGAAAAGAATACCAAACAATATGGTAAAATGTTAACAGCCTCACTTAGAATGAAAACACACTCAACGAATAATCGATATGTTAATTCTAGGTTATATGAAATAACAAAAATTAAATTTTCAAATTATTTAAGAGAAACATTAAGGTGGTCAGAAGAACACAAGACTAGAATATCAAAAAAATTAAAAGGTATTGTTCGTGGACCAATGAGTGAAGAAACCAAATTAAAAATGATTGCTACAAAAAAATCAAAAAATTTAGAAAAATCAACATTTATGGTTAAAGATGGTATTCAAAAAAGAGTATTCTTAACCGATGTGGAAGAATATAAAAAACAAGGTTGGATTCGTGGCACTAAAATGATAAAAACAGAAGAATATAAACAAAAATTAAGTAATGCTACAAAAAAACAATGGCAAAAAATGAGAGATAATGGTCATTTTGGTAATTTAAAAACTTTAACTGGGACTCAATCGTGAGCTTAACCAAGGTAACACCAGCTTTAATCCAAGTTGCAAACAATGTAACTTCTACTACACTTGGCAATTCAACGACAAGTATCTCACTCACATTTGATGAGAGTGGTGTTATTATTGCCGCATCTAACAATACAATCGAAACAGGTTTTAATCCTTTCTTACTATCAGGAATGTAAATGGCAACCACATATAAAATTCTAGGTCAGGCCGCACCTACTGCAAATACATTGACAGATGTTTATACTGTGCCATCTGCAACACAAGCGGTCATTTCAACAATCACTATTTGCAATCAGACGGCAGTAAATGCATCATACTCAATCGCAGTTGCCGCAAATGGTACCGCAGATGCAAATACACAGTATATTGCCAGAGGTGCTACTGTACCTGCTGCCGATTCAATTTCTTTAACTCTTGGTATTACACTTGATGCATCTGATGTTGTTCGTGCAAATACCAATCAATCAAATGTTTCTTTTAACATCTTTGGTTCCGAGATTACTTAATGTCAGTTAAAAAGTTTAACACACAAGCAACTTTCAATCAGCAAAATTTTAGACCTAGAGGATTTCAATATCCTGTTGGGTTGAGTGGTGTTTTTGCTAATGCAGCTTCATCAATTTTATCCTCATCTCCAAGTGTTTCAATTAAAGTTTCTGGAAATGATGTAATTTTTAATTTTTCTAATTCTTCAACTCTTACATCTAGTGTTACAGCTGCAAATGTTGAAATACTAGCGGTTGGCGGTGGTGGAAGTGGAGGCAATGGCTCTGGTGGAGGTGGTGCTGGTGGTTTATTGTATGCTTATGGTTATCCTTTCACAGAAAACACAGTTTATACGATAACAATTGGTGCGGGTGCTTCAACTTCAGGTACTTCCGCTAGTAATAGAGGTGCAAACACAACGGTTTCAGGCGGTTCAATTAGTATATCTGCTCATGGCGGCGGCGCAGGTGTTCAATCAGGAATAAGTGGCGGTATTCAAAATGGTGGTTCTGGCGGTGGCGGAGCTTGGAGAAATGCTGCACCTGGTGTTGGAACAGGAATTCCAGGACAAGGTAATAATGGCGGAAACAACGGCGGTTCTTATCCAGGCGGCGGAGGCGGCGGCGGTGGTGCAGGTGCTGTTGGAAGCAATGGTCAAAGTGGTGGTACTGCTGGTGCTGGCGGAGTTGGTTTAGCATATTCGATTTCAGGTTCATCAGTTTATTACGCAGGTGGCGGCGGTGGAGGCCACGACTTTACTTCTCCAATATCAACCGTTGTACCAAATGCTCCTGGCGGTAATGGTGGAGGTGGAAACGGAACTGGTGGTAACGATACTGGGACAAATAATCCAGGAACCGCAGGAACTTCAAACCGTGGTGGAGGCGGAGGCGGCGGAGGTTCTAACTTTGGTGCCGGCTATTCTGGAGGTTCTGGTGTTGTAATTATTAAGGTACAAGATGGCATTTACTCGGAGTATTCTATAAATTAATATGGCACACTTTGCACAAATAAACGAAAACAATATTGTAGTTAATGTAATAAGAGCCACACAAGAATTTATTAATACTGGCGCTGTTGGTAATCCTGAAAAATGGATTCAAACATCTTATAATACAGATTCAGGTACCCATTTATTGGGCGGCACTCCTTTGCGTAAAAATTATGCTGGTATTGGATATACCTACGATGTAGAAAGAGATGCTTTTATTCCACCAAAACCATTTGCATCTTGGACACTAAATGAAGAAAAATGTATTTGGGAAGCACCAATAGAAAGACCTTCTTTTAAACATCAATGGAACGAAGAAACCCAATCTTGGGATGCACCAGAATAAACACATAAATAAACCATGGCATACATAGGCAATTACCCAATCTCAGGTACCATTCGTTCCCAGTTTTTTTCTGGTGATGGTTCTACAACAACTTTTAATCTTACATACGAATATGGCAACGAAGCTTCTGTTCTCGTATTCATTTCTGGTGTTAAACAGAAAACAGATTCGTATGCAGTCATTAATGGTCAGTTAGTTTTTACTGCTCCACCACCATCTGCAATTGACAACATTGAAATCATCTATCTTGGTGGTTCTGTTGTCACTACACCATATTTGAGTGCAGATACATATGGTGTGATTCGTATTAATGCAAACGAAATCAAAGAAAATGTTACCATTACTACAGGTTATAATGGAAGTTCAGCAGGTCCTTTGACTGTTGCAAACGGATTTACAATAAGCATTGCTAACGGTTCCACATGGACAATTGTATAAGAGAAAAGAATGGCCGGTAAACTCATAGTCGATACACTACAAACTGAATCAACATTCTTACAGATGAATGTTGGTACTACACGCATTGCTACAATGAATGCATCTGGTATTTACAGTAATACCGGCACAAAGATGATTGGTTCTGATGGTTCGATTGGTGCAACTACAGTCGATGGTTCTGCATTGGTAGACAATACTGTTACGGCTGCTAAAATTGTTTCTGTTGCCAATACACAAATCACTGGTAATATCACAAGTTCTCAGATTGCAGCAAATGCCGTAACACAAACTGCAATTGCTTCTGGTGTTGCGGGGACTGGTCCAGCGTTTCGTGCCTATAAAAGTGCAGGAGATGGAAACCAAACTGGTTATTCAACAACCACATGGACAAAAGTAACTTTTGGTGCAGAAACTTTTGACACCGACAATTGTTTTGCATCATCAACATTTACTCCAAATGTGGCAGGTTATTACAGGTTTCAATCAACTCTAAATCAAGGAAGTGGTTCAACTACCCGTTGCATTATTGGTCTATACAAAAATGGTTCACTAGTGTCACGGCTTATAGATTTGTCAGTAACATTTGGTAGCAATAGTAATATTGGGGGTTCTGATATTTTTTATATGAACGGAACGACTGATTATGCTGAAATTTATATATTTCAGGCTGGAGCTACAGGAGTTTACTTTAGTGAAATTGAAACATACTTTAGTGGTGAACTTGTGAGGGCTGCATAATGACACTTTATGAAAAAATAATTGCACTTTATCCAGAACTTGATGAATATGACTTTGCTGGTAGTTCCATCATCTTACAAAACGATTCTGACGGACAAGGTGACTACATTGCCAAGTGGGAACATCCAACACTTTCAAGACCAACGCAAGAACAATTAGACGCTATTACAGAATAAATAAAGTATTAACAAAGAGAGAACAAATTGGCTGGCATTTTAAAAGTTGATACCCTACAATCAGACAGTAATCTTGCACTAAAGATTGCTACTGCTAATGTGGCATTTATTGATTCCAACGGACTGAATGTTGTTGGTGGTAATCTAACCATTGGTGCCACACAGTTTGCAGAAGGTGGTCAGATACAGACGGCAGGTATTGCTGATGATGCAGTTACAAGCGACAAGATTCTTTCTGTTGCAAATACAAAAATTTCTGGTTTAATACAGGCTGCACAAATTGGTTCTGCAAATGCTTCAGTAATTAATGCAGGAACATTGGCTGGTGCTAGATTGCCGGCGAATAGTGTGTTGCAGGTGGTCAGCGTAAATCATTCAGCAGCAGACACAACTACATCAACAAGTTTTACTGATACTGGATTAGAGGCAAGCATTACCCCATCCGCAACATCATCAAAAATTTTAATTATTACAACTGTTCATATTGGCTCTGATGGTGGAGACGGAGAGCACTCTCTTTTACAATTGGTCGCTAATGGTTCTGGGTTAAGCGTATTTTATGGAGTAAGAGATATGCCGTCCTGGGCAACAGCTTCACAAACAAATTTTTCATATTTGCATTCGCCAAGTTCTACATCTCTGCAAACTTACAAAATTAGACATAGAACGACAAACGCTGCCAGTGAGAGCAGGTATAACTATTATTCTGCTTCATATGGAATTACTTCAAATATAATTCTTATGGAGATTGCAGGATGATTACCAAAGCAAATGCTATCAAATCAATTCGTCCAGGCGCCCAATGGTCGTTGCATGGTGATGACCTAGAGTGGCTCGACACCGAGCAGACCCAACCAACTGATGCTGAAATTACCGCAGAAATCGCCCGTCTTCAAGCAGAATACGAAGCCAAAGAGTATCAGAGACAAAGAGTAACAGAGTATCCTCCTATCGGTGACCAATTAGATGCATTATGGAAAGGCGGAGAAGCAGCCGAAGAAATGCTTGCAAAAGTGCAGGCAGTTAAAATTAAATATCCAAAACCAGAGTAAAACATGGCCGGCACAATCGTAATATCAACAATTCAATTAGATTCAGGCAATGATTTTACCATTGTTTCAAACACAGGTACTACGCTTGTGTCTGCAAATGCATCAGGTATCAATGCAGCAGTTTCTATTGCTGACGGAACAATTACACAAGCAAAACTAGGTCCAGACATTAGCACCATCAACCCATTACTGTTTACGGGTTCATAATGGCAAACTCATATAAAATATTAGGACAAATTGCACCTTCTCAGAATACACTCACCAATGTGTATGTGACTGGTGCATCAGCTTCATCTGTTGTCAATACAATCTATCTCTGCAATCAAGACTCTGCAAATGCAAATGTCTCGGTTATTGTAAGACCAGTCAACGAAACATTGGCAAATAAACACTATATTTTGCAGGATCAAAAATTAGATGCTGCAGATACAATCATACTCAATCTAAATATAACAATGAACTCAGATGTTATTTTAGCTGCAAACATTGCTACAAGAGCAGGTGAATCAAAATCTACTGCAAACTGTTCTGTGAATGCCTTTGGTGTGGAGATTAGTTAATGCCACAATCATACGAAATTCTTGGGCAAGTATCACCATCACCAAACACAGTTACAAATGTGTATGTGACAGGTGCATCTTCGTCTGCAATCGTTAGCACAATTACAATACATAATTTTTCAGATAGCAATTCAAGTTACTCTTTGTTAGTTCGACCAATCAATGAAGCAGAAGCAGCCAAACACTTCATCATACGAGGCGGTATTGTTCCGGCAAGAGAACTGATTACAATTACAGGTGCGGTTACAATGAATTCTTCGGCAATTCTTGCTGCAAATACAAATGGTGCATCAATTTCATTTAACGCATATGGCGTGGAGATATCATAATGGGCGTTAAGTTTCTCAATCAAAATATTACAGTAAACACTACAAGACCTACTGGTTATAAGTTTCCTGTTGGTTTGTCGGTAGCAGAGGCCGCTGTTACTGGTCAAACAGTAACCTTCAATTCAACTCCTGGGCCAGGTTCATATACTATTCCAAACAGAGTTAGCACCGTTGAGTTATTAGTTGTAGCTGCAGGTGGTGGTGGAGGTCAAAATCTTGCCGGCGGAGGCGGAGGCGCTGGAGTAAGTTACTCTAATTCTTTCCCTGTTACGCCAGGTAGTTCAGTAACCGTAACAGTTGGTGCTGGTGGATCTGGTGCGCAAGGATATGGGCCGGCACCTGGACCAGGATCACCATCATCTGTATCAGGAGGAACTTCAGTATTTTCTTCTGTTACTGTGAATGGCGGTGGCGCCGGAAGCAATGGAGATGCTGGCGTAGGCGGTGCAGCAGGAGGAGCAAATAATACAACTGGAACAGGCGGAACGGGAGCTGCATCAGGACAAAATGGAACGGCTGGTGGCCCAGGTGTAACTTACTCAATATCCGGTTCGCCAGTAACTTATGGTGGTGGAGGTGGTGGTGGTGGTTCACCGCCAGGACCAGGTTATGGTCAAGGACAACCAGGAGGTGCCGGAGGTGGAGGTAATGGAGCCAACGGCACTGGTGGTACTGTAACTGGTAATCCAGGAACATCAAATTTAGGTGGCGGCGGTGGTGGTGGTTGCTACCAAGGAGGTCCTGGAGGCAATGGTGGTCCAGGTGTTATTATTATGAAATATGATAATGTTCCAGCTAAATACTCAATAGATTAAAATGAAAAATTACGCAAAAATCAATTTAGAAAATACTGTTGTTGATATTTTAGTTTTTGAAGAAACTCCAGCTTTATCATTACCTGAAGGTTGGAAATTAATTGAATATGTAAATGATGGTAGCATCCGTTCAAATCCTGCTGTAATTAATGGAAAATATGATAGTGTTAGAGATATTTTTATAAACATACAGGATTATCCTAGTTGGACACTTAATGAGAATACTGGGCGTTGGGAACCACCAACACCATATCCAAACGATGGTAATTTTTATCAATGGAACGAAGAAACACAATCTTGGGACGCCCCACAATAAAATAAACCCCGCATAGTCGGGGTTTTTCAATTCTGCCGCACAACTCCTGTTTTGACTAAATAGACGATAAAAACGGGAGTTATTTGTGGCAGCCTATACAGAGATAAGTGTCGAACAATACGCAACTTTTTCTACGACAGTCAATGTAGAAGACAGTCAGGGAGGTGCGGTGAATCTTGCTGGTTATTCAGCCGCCTCTCAGATTCGTAAGTCTTATTATTCAACCTCTGCCAATAATTTTACTGCAACCATCACTGGTACTGCAAACGGTGAAATTACGCTGTCAATGACGGCAGCAAACACGGCAAATCTAACTCCTGGAAGATATTTGTATGACCTTGTGATTACGGCGCCAGAAGGCACGAAAACACGGGTCGTAGAAGGTATTGTGAATGTATTAGCAGGTGTAACGCAGTAAAATGGCAATCAATGCAAGAATTAACACGACAGGCTCGATTGGTCGTGCGATTATTAAGTCATCACCAAAAACTGCGATTGCTGCGGATACATTTGCGCCAAAACCTAATGTAAGTATTAATGAAGTGCGTGGTATCTCAACCACAGGTGTAGAGAATGGATTCACTCTAGTTTTTAACTCGACAACAGATAATTTTGAGGCACAACCAGCATCTAATGTTGCAGTCAATATAACACAAATAACCGGGGGCACCTTCTAATGGCCAACACAGTAATTCAATTAAAATTTTCCACGGCAACAGCAACGCCGACTTCGTTAAACATTGCTGAACCAGCTTACTCTTATGTAAGTAATACTCTGTTCATTGGTTCGCCAGACTCTGCCGGTGCGATTGCGATTGGTGGTAAGTTCTACTTAGACCAACAACAGATAATCTTTGATACTGCAAATGCAGCCTTTACATCTGCAAACAATTCAACAAAGGCTAACTCTGCATTCGACCAGGCTAATGCTGCGTTTGAAGTTGCCAACTCTGCGGCAATTGCAGCCAACACACCAAGTCATGTTGCAAACTCTGCTGCCATCTATGCAAATGGTGCCTTTAGTGCTGCCAATACCGCAGACAGTAAGGCAGTAAGTGCAGGTTCTTATGCTAACTCTGCATTTGTTCACGCCAATTCCAGTTTCATTCATGCCAATGCAGCCTTTGACCATGCAAATGCAGGATTTACTGTTGCAAATACGGCTGAAGACATTGCGACTGCTGCGTTTATTCGTGCAAACAATTCTATCGATGCAAACAATGGCGGAACAATTTCTGGTGACTTAACGATTACTGGTAACTTAGTTGTTACTGGCACAGAAATTATTCAGAATGTCAGCACGATTGCGGTTGAAGATTCTCTCTTTGAACTTGCAACAAACAACGCTGGCGATGGTTTAGACATCGGTTTCTTTGGTCAATATGTTTCTGGCGGCACAAAATACACCGCAGTTTATCGTGACCATGATGACGGTAAGTTTAGAATCTTAGTTGATGGTACAGAAAAACCAACTGCTGGCAATACTGTTAATGCACAAGCGTTTTCACTTGCAACACTTGTTTCAAACTTAGAAGCAAATACTGTTATCATCAATGGTCAAAACATTGAGACATATACAACAAATGCTTACAACCATGCCAACGCAGGATTCATTCAGGCTAATACTGCACAAGCCACCGGTACTGCTGCAGGTAACTATGCCAACGCTGCATTCTTAGTTGCGAATAGTGCATCGGTTTCTGCGACTGCGGCATTCAATCATGCCAATGCAGGCTTTGATGCTGCAAATACTGCTGACTCTAAGGCAGTAAGTGCTGGTTCATATGCAAACTCGGCGTTTGTTCATGCCAATGCTGCATTCGATGTTGCAAATACTGATGTCACTAATATCTCAATTAGTGCCGCAGACTATGGTACTGCATCTGCTGTGCCTGCATTTAGAGTCGAGGCAAATGGTCGAATCAGTTCTGCAAACTCTGCTGCGATTGCAATTGATGCTTCGCAAATCACTTCTGGTACTCTTGCAGTTGCCAGAGGCGGTACAGGCGCAGGAACATTTACAACCAATGGCGTCCTGTTGGGGCAAGGTACATCTGCATTTACTACTGCGTCTTCTTCAACAGAAGGTCATGTTTTAACAATTAATAATTCTGGCGTTCCAACATTTGCACATCTGCAAGGCGGAACATTCTAAACAATGAAAAGGGGTCGTTATGAGTGTGGAATTTTCAAATGCTTATCAGGAGATTCTGCTTGATAACCTAATGGCAATCATCAAGCAGAATTTCGTGTTTCAGACGCAATTAAAACTTGCTGAAGATACAGGAAAAGTAAAAGCAGAACTACAGGCAAAATATAATGAGTTGTTACAGGCACATGAAGCACTAAAAGATTACAAAATAAAGGCAGATACAAATGCCTCGGCACACGAAGATAAAAGTCGTTTACAAAGTGCCTTAAATGACAGTATGAAGAAGTATGCGGCATTACAAAAAGAATTAGAAGCAAAAGACACGGAGATTGCAAGTTTGAAAGATTATATCGAAAAGTTAGAAAACATTGCAACTCCTTCTAAGCTGAAGAAATTGAATCCTGATAAATTTGTCGCAGAAGAAGTTCCTGTAGAACAGCCCGCACCTGACCTCTTTGCAATTAAGGCCAATGACGGTAGCTCGTTCTAATGTCTAACACAATCATCGAATTACGCCATAGTTATGTTACCGGCAATGTGCCGAGTAGCCTGGCTAATGGTGAAATCGCCATCAACACCTACGATGGAAAGTTATTCTATCGTGGCGGTGTCTCAAATACAATCCAAACAATTGAGAGATACGAAGGTCCTGCTGGACTCGATGGTGAAGTTCAATTCAATGATTCTGGTGTTCTTGGTGCTTCCAACAAACTCACATTCAATAAAACTACTGGTTTACTTCAAACCACAAATCTTACTGCATCAAATGTAGCAACTCAAACATACATTCAGTTTGGTGATGGTACAAAACAATACACCGCAAATGCTGGTACTGGTGGCGGTGGTACAACAGACCAATACGCAAGAGATACAGCAAATGCAGCCTTCATTCATGCTAACTCTGCCTTTGATGCCGCAAATACTGGCGGTGGTGGTAGTGCAAACTCTTTTGGTCAAGTTGTTGCAAATGTAGGCACGATACTTGCTACTTCTGCCAATGATTCAATAGAATTTGTTGGTGAATCAGGCATCTCTGTTTCATCTAATATCTCCGCAAAGAAAGTTATCGTAAGTGTACCAGCAGGTTACACATTCACAACTGCTGACTACGGTTTTGTATATGATTCTACAAATGTAATCTACGATTATGGCACACTATAAATAGAAGAATATGGCGACACAAGTTCAACTTAGACGAGGTAATAACACACAGACCCTTGCGTTTACAGGTGCTGAAGCTGAAATTACTGTAGATACAGACAAAGAAACCGTAGTTGTTCACGATGGTTCAACTGCGGGTGGATTTCCATTGGCAAGAGAATCTGCGGCAAATGCGGCTAGTTCTTATGCTAACTCTGCATTTAGTGCTGCAAATACTGCCTCGGCAGCTGCTGCTACGGCTGAAGCTGCAGCAGTTGCTCTTGCAATTGCGTTAGGATAAAAAATGAATTTATTATTAGAAAACTTCAAAAAAGATTGCTTACACAACAAATATTCAAAATGGTATTTTTCAATTATTGATAATGCCTTTGAAAGAAAATGGTCTAAAAAAACAGCCCCATCTTATGTTGAAGCTCATCACATTATACCTAAAAGTATAATGAAAAATGACATTGTTGTATTTCTAACTGCAAGAGAACATTTCATTTGTCATTTGTTGTTACCTAAAATGTTAATTGGTAAAAATAAAAGTAAAATGATGATGGCTTTACATAGATTAATATTTGGAAATAAACATAACAATGTCGTATATGTCAAAAACTCAAAACAATATGATAAAATAAAAAAAGAATGTTCTGAGTATTTTTCAAAAAGGTCATTTGATTATTGGAATAATATCAGTAAAGAACAAAAGAGTTTGATGAAAAGTGGAGAAAAAAATTCGATGTATGGTAAAAACCATAGTGATTATTCTAAGAAAATAATTAGTGAAAAAGCAAAAGCAAGATTAAAAGATAAAACGAAACATCCTTTATACGGTGTTGGGCACTCTGAAGAAACAAAAAGAAAAATGGTATTAAATGCACCAAAAAGTTCTTTAGGAAAAAAATGGTATAATAATCCAACAACGAAAGAAGAAAAATATTTTATTTTTGGTCAACAACCAGAAAATTTTATTTTAGGAAGATTAAAGAATGGCTAATCCTACAACAAGACAACAATTTGTAGATTATTGTTTGCGGCGTTTAGGATGGCCGGTTCTTCAAATCAATGTGGATGATGACCAAGTAAGCGACCGTATCGATGATGCTTTACAATTTTTTGAGGATTACCACTTCGATGGTGTCGAAAAAATTTACATGAAGCATCGAATCACACAAGAAGACATCAATCGCCGTTGGATTTATTGCCCTGATGCCGTTACATTTGTGACTGGCGTATTTCCTTTTGATGATTCTAATTCGTCAATCAATATGTTCGATTTGCGTTATCAGTTACGCTTGCACGACCTATATGACTTCACATCTGTTTCGTATGTGTCATATGAAATTACCATGCAACACATTCGCACATTGAATCTTCTGTTCTCTGGTACACCACAGTTTCGTTTTAATCGTAAACAAAACAAAATATTCTTAGATGTTGATTGGGAAAGAGATTTTAATGTTGGAGATTATGTCATCATGGATTGCTATCGTGCATTACGACCAACTACACTTGTATTGACTGGAACAGGAACTGCTGTAACATCTGCAAACACAATTACAGGAACAAATACAGTTTTTGACCAAGAGTTATTAGAAGGCGACATCATCACACTTGACGGTCAAGAATTACAAGTTAAACAAATTATATCACCAACTGTTTTAACGACTATTGGGCCAGTCGCCTCTGATGTCACAAACGGTACTTTAACCAAACCAGGTAACTCTGATGTTTGGAATGACCGTTTTCTTAAACAGTATGCAACTGCACTCATTAAAAAACAATGGGGTGAAAACATGAAAAAATTTGGAGGCATTCAAATGCCAGGTGGTGTTACATTAAACGGAAAAGAAATTTGGGATGAGGCAACAGAGGAATTAAGAAATATTGAAGAACAAATGTATAACTTTAATAGTTTACCAAGCGAAATATTTACAGGTTAATTGTGAAACATAAACATCATATTATTCCAAAACACATGGGTGGAACTAATGACCCTAGCAATATTATAGAACTCACAGTAGAAGAACATGCTGAGGCGCATCGTATTTTATATGAAAAATATGGTCATTGGCAAGATAGATTGGCTTGGCAAGGTTTAGCAAAAATTATAACAAAGCAAGAAATAATTGAACAAATGGTTTCACATGTTGGTAAAGACATGAAAAAAAATGCTTTGCGTGGAGAAAAACATCCTTATTATGGTAAAAAAAGACCAGAACACTCAAAAATAATGAAAGAGTGGGCAAAAACATATGTCAAAACAGAAGAGCACAAAGAAAACTTAAAGAAAGCTTGTATAAAAGCATCTAAAGAAAATCCTAATAGGGCGGCCATTTGGAGTGTTAAATTTAGAGATGAAATTATGTCTATAAAAAATCTTAAAAAATTTTGTAGAGATAATAATATTGTTTACTCAACTTTATACACTAGAGGTAAAAGTAATGGGTGTGAATTAATTGGAAAAAAATAAGTGGCCACCAACAATTATTTCAACCCATTCCCATCTAGCCAGATAACTTCCGAGCAGCTGCTCGTTGAAGATTTGGTAATTGAAGCCATGCAAATTTATGGTATGGATATCTTTTATCTTCCAAGAGCAACAAGAGACCAAGTAGACTATCTCTATGGCGAAGACACTCTCAAACAATACATTAGTGCATATCCAATTGAAATGTATTTGGAAAATGTCACAGGTATGGATGGTGAAAGAGACTTCATATCTAAGTTTGGTTTAGAGATTCGTGATGAAGCAACATTCTTAGTTTCTCGCCGTAGATTTGCTGCAACTATTCCTAGACAAAGACCATTTGAGGGTGATTTAATTTACATTCCTCTATTGCGTAATCTCTATGAAATCACAAATGTAGAACACGAAAATGACCAGGCAATGTTCTATACATTGGGTCGTGGTCGTGGTGGCAATGTTTATGTTTATGCAATTAAGTTGAAACAGTATGTCTTCTCAAATGAAATCATACAAGTGGGTGTTTCTGAGATTGATGACCAAATTCGTGACTACTATCCAAGAACAAATGTTGCATTGGAAGCAGGTGGTACAGGAACATTTGTCAATGATGAAATTGTTTATCAGAGTGCAAACACACTTGCAAATGCTACTGCAACAGCCATTGTTCACGACTTTCTACCAAATTCACAAGTCACAATCTTCAGAACAATTGGTACATTCACGGCAGGCGGAACAATTCGTGGTAACACATCAAATGCAGTATGGACAATTTCTACCGCAGACGATTTGGCACCACTCGACAATGCCTTTGAAGATATCATTGACAACAATCGTATTCAAACAGAAGCAAATGGTATCATTGACTTCTCTGAAACAAATCCGTTTGGTGAACCATAATGCTAGGTAACGCACAATATTATAATCGTTCAATTCGTAAAATTGTTGTTGCCTTTGGCACAATCTTTAACGATATTCAATTACAAAGATACACAAAAGATGGTCTTACAAAAAAAGAAATCTTTCGTGTGCCTTTATCTTATGGCCCAAAAGAAAGGTACTTAACTGCGATTACTTCTGACCCAACATTGGTAAGAACAATCGGTGTCAATGTTCCAAGAATGTCATTTGAACTTACTGGAATGGCATATGACCCATCTCGCAAACAACAATCTTTGTTACAAAACTTTGCTCAGAATGCAAACGGTGGTCTAAACACTCAATATGCGCCTGTACCATATGACTTTAATTTCTCAATGACAATTTATGTGAGAAATACAGAAGACGGTACACAAATTGTAGAACAAATTTTACCATTCTTCAAACCAGACTTTACTGTAACTGTTGATATGATTGCAGACATGGATCAAAAGTATGACATGCCAATCATATTAAATTCTGTGAACACAACAACAGAATACGAAGGTGCATTAGAAGATGGCACAACTCGTTTGATTACATGGGATTTAGAATTTACTGTTAAAAGTTTCCTTTGGCCTGCTGTCAGAACACCAAATGGACTGATTGGTGCCTACAGTTCTGTATCTGGTCGTTATGGACAGGCAAACACAAATATCTACATTGACACTCAGAATCGAGATGCACAACAAGTAACTGTTGATTATGCAAATGGCAACAATTACTTTACAACTGGTGAAACAATTCGTGTCGATAGAACAGATGCAAATGAAATTACAGGTAAAGTTATTTACTTTAGTAACAGTAACAATGGAATTTTAATTGTTGGAGAGTTGTCTCAGTTGTTACAGGCAAATGATGTTGTTGTTGGTGATTATACAAACGCTACATACAATGTGACTTCAGTATTAGTTTCACCACTCAAAGCAGTTGCGATTGTAACAAAAGCAGTTCCAGAAGATGCAGAACCAGATGATGAGTTTGGTTTCTCTACTACTATAACCGAATGGCCTAACACATTGATATGAAAAATTTGAATGAAAAACTATCACAAGCACTAGACATCGAACCGATTGAATTAGAGACAAAAACAGAAATTGTTGAAGTCAATAGTTCTATTGATGATGATGCCGAGTATGCAAGACAAAATCTACGCACATTAATTCAAAAAGGCAATGATGCGGCAGACCACATTGTTGAAATTGCCAAACAATCAGAACATCCTAGAGCCTTTGAAGTCGCAGCAGGTCTTTTGAAAAATCTTGCAGATATGAATAAAGATTTGTTAGAGATTCAAAAAAGAAAACAAGATTTACAACCAAAACAAGTTACTCAACAAAACATCAATGTTGACAAAGCTGTGTTCATTGGTTCAACTTCAGAATTGATTAAGCAGTTACGAAATGAAAAATGATGGTTACCTTGGCAATGAACGCCTAAAAAAAGTTGGTGTAGAATTATCTTTTACTGAAGAACAGTTAAGAGAGATTATTAAGTGTACCGAAGACCCGGTATACTTTATTCGAAACTATGTTAAGATTGTCAATGTGGACAAAGGTCTTGTGCCTTTTGACATGTGGCCATTCCAAGAAGATATGGTTCGTGACTTTCATGCCAATCGATTCTCTATCTGTAAAATGCCTCGACAGGTTGGTAAAACAACTACAACAGTTGGTTATATGTTGTGGTCTGTTTTATTCCAAGACGATTATACAATTGCCATTCTTGCAAACAAAGGCGCTCTTGCACAAGAAATTATGTCTCGTTTACAAAAGGCATATGAATATCTGCCTCTTTGGTTGCAACAAGGCATCATCGTTTGGAATAAAAGAAACATTGAACTAGAGAATGGTTCAAAAGTTTTTGCATATGCGACATCTGCGGCTGGTGTGCGAGGCGGTTCTTACAATCTAATCTTCTTAGACGAATTTGCTTTCGTACCTAAGAATATGGCAGATGACTTCTTTACATCTACTTATCCAGTTATTTCTTCTGGTAAAACAACAAAAGTTATCATCGTATCAACACCATTTGGTCTGAATCATTTCTACAAGATGTGGGTTGATGCAATTGAAAAACGGTCAACATACAAACCAATTGAAGTTCATTGGTCTATGGTGCCGGGTCGTGATGAGAAGTGGAAAGAAGAAACAATTCGAAACACTTCAGAAGAACAGTTTCGACAAGAGTTTGAAACAGAATTTATTGGGTCTTCTGCAACATTGATTTCTGGTGCAAAACTGAGGTCACTTGCATTCTTCAATCCAATATCTTCTATAGACAGTTTTGATGTATACGAAGAACCTAAACCAGGTCATTTGTATATTACAACAGTAGATTGTTCAGAAGGTGTTGGAGCTGACTATTCTACAATTAATGTGCTTGATGTATCACAAGTTCCTTACAAACAAGTTGCAAAGTACCGCAACAACAAATTGCCTCTATTGTTTTTTCCAACAATCATTTACAGTATTTCAAAGAGATACAATGAGGCATTTATATTAGTTGAAACAAATAATGTTGGTCAACAAGTAGTTGACATTTTACATTACGAATTAGAGTATGAAAACATCTATA